TGCATCCATAAAATAGATATACCTGTGCCCCCGCAGGACGCCCCATAACGCCCCAAGATCCAATTACTAGGAGGCTTAAATGGCCCTTTGTTCCGATTCCGTCCTGACTGGCCAGGAGGGACTGATCCAGTTCAAACCTCCGGGCACAAGCGTCTGTGTCCGCGACGACTGCCCGTTCACCGGCACCCGCATCTATCTGGAGTGCGGCGCCAACTATAAGGTCAACGACTGCGTTCAGTTCACCGAGGAAGACGGTGGAAACCTTGACTCCGCATTAGTTGCGGGCGACATGTACTATGTCGTCGCCGTTGGTGTTGGCGGTCAGGATGACATGGACTCCTGCGGTGTCAGCATGAATGGCACCCCTTACATCGAGGTGTCTGCCACTCAAAACGGCACTGCTATCACTTTCAACAAAAACGGTGGTGTTGCGACTGGCGGTGGCGAACTGTTCGGCACCATGACCCCTGCCAACGGCGGCAGTGGTTACACCGACGGCATCTATAACGATGTTGAGCTGACCACCACTGGCAGTGGCGTCGACGCAGAAGCAACTGTGACCGTTGCAGGCGGTGCAGTCACCACCATGACCATTACCAAAGGTGGTTCTGGTTTCTCTGTCGGCAACGCAGTACAAGTTGACCTGCCGAATGGTGGCGGAGTTGATGCCGTATTTGCTGTTACTGCAACAAACCTGCGGACTGCGTACGAAAACAGCGATCTGCCTGCGCACATCAACATCAACATCTGCGCATTCCAGACCGTTTGCCAGGTACGTTCGTTCTCGATCGACCTGAGCCGTGACGAGCTGGACGTGACCACCCTGCCCTGCTCACAGGAAACCTCCTGCAACACTCTGGCATCGTTCCGTAAAACCCAAGCTGGTTTTGCAACTGCTACCGGTGAACTCGAGGTCTACTTCACCTGTGACCAGGAATCACTGAGCCAGCGTCTGCTTGGTTCTTCGCTGCTGAAATCTCAGCAGGGCGCCACTGTGCGTTTGTTCCTGTGCACCAACTACGACGGTGACGAGATCGACCTGGATGACAGCCTCTACTTGGAAGCTGAAATCAACCTGCTCGGCATGTCGTTCTCTGTGAACCCCGATGACCCTTCAACTGCGACGATTAATTTCGGCGTGACGAAGATGATTTCCGTGTTTGGTCAAACTGCCTAGTCTTTAGGCGGAGATGCGTCAGCCCCGGTGTGAGCAGCCGGGGTTTTTTTTGGCGTTTTTCTGTATGCTGAAGCGGTATTAAAAGATTTTTATGGCACGCGCGATTGATCGCTTGAAGAAAGCTGTCTCAATGCAGCCTTCACGCAAAAGCGTTGAGTTGCCTGATGGTTCTGAATTTGAGTGGTGGATGACACCGCTGACGATGGCAGAGCGCACCCGCGCACAGAAGCAAGCCAAGTCAGATGACGCTACTGATTTCGCGTTGCAGCTGCTGATCAACAAAGCAAAGGACGATGGTGGTGCGCCGCTGTTTGCCCCTGGCGATGCTGCTGATCTGCGCAACATGCTGCCGTTGAAAGTAGTGGAGAGTCTGATGCTGCAGCTGCTGGAAGAAGAAGAGGAGGAAGAGCAGTTCGACATGAAAAGCACTCAAGCGTGAGCTTGATAAGGACAACTACCTGCTGTGCGAACTGGTCGTAGCTCAAGAGTTGAAGATGACGCTCAACGAACTGCGTGAGCGGATGGTGCCAGAGGAGCTGTACCTGTGGATTGCATACCTTGAGCTGCGACGGGACAAGGAAGCGGAAGCGATGAAGAAATCCCAGAGGCGTCGCCGTTAAACTGGGGTGACGTAGAGGCTCGAGTGTGGCTGAGAGTCAGGTACAAATAAGGGTCCAAACAAGAGGCGCTGAGAAGTTAAAGCGTCTTGATGCTGGACTTGTTGCTGTCGGCAAATCAGCTGAAAAATTAAACTCAAAACTTGACAGCAAACTCAAATCTTCTCTTGAAGGTACTGCCGTTAGTGCGGCCAAAGCTGGTGCGGGTGTAGATCAGCTTACGGGTAAACTCACTAAATCAGGCAGGCAAATTAGGCAAGCTGCTAATGGGCTTGAGTATTTCATTGACAGGACAGGTAGGGCTAGGAAGCTTAACGGTCAGTTCGTAACTACAGCCGAGGCTGCTGCTGCTGGAATTACTCGGTTTGGGCGTGCTTCTTCTGATGCCAGTAGACGTGTAACTCGACTTGGAAGTGCTTCGCGAGCAGCGTCGGTTGGAGTCAACAAGCTCAATAGAGCTTTGCAAGGCTTGGTTGCTGGTTTCGCTTTTTTTCAGTCCGCGAGGTTTGTTCTTTTCAAAACGGCTGAGATTGAAACTCAGACTCGAAGCCTGCAGGTACTGACAGGTGAGCTATCAACAGCTCAGAAAATCATTAAGGATTTGCAGCGTTTTGCCGCAGTCACGCCATTTACCAGCAGCGAACTGATTGACACGGCTAAGCGGTTAAAAGCGTTTGGCGTTGAAACAGAAGACTTAGTTGAAACTACGCAGCGTTTGGCTGACGTGGCTGGTGCGACTGGTGCCGAGTTAAATGGTATTGCGACTGCCTATGGACAGATCCAGGCAAAAGGAAGGCTTCAAACTGAAGAGTTGTTGCAGCTGCAAGAGCGCGGTATTGACATTGCCACTGAGCTGAAAAATCAATACAACCTCACGGGCGCAGAGTTTAGCAAAGCACTTGAAAAAGGTCAGATCAGTGCCGAAGCTGTTGCGTTGGCGTTGGATAATCTCACGTCAAAGGGTGGCAAATATGCCAACGGTGCCATCAGCCAAAGCGATACGCTTTCTGGCAAGTTCAGCACCTTGAAGGACAACATTGATGCGCTTGCGCGAACCCTTGGTTCAGTTCTTGCTCCTGCTCTGAAAAACATTCTCACTATTGCTAATAATGCACTGTCAGCGATTAATGCGTTGCTGACCACTCAGATCGCAAAACAAGGTTTTAAGTTGAGGCTTGACCTCATAACCCCACTTGGCACTGGCGGCGATTTAGAAAGAATTGGGCAGTTTTTCGACGACCTGCAATTGCGCGTCAACCAGCTTGATGCCAACGGTGTTGAGGCTGTTTATGCGGAGGTAGTCAGCCTGCAGCAGGCCTTGACGCGTGTTGGCAGTCGTGAGATTAGAGGACCTTTTACTGAGGAGTTTGAGCGACTTCAGGGTGAAGCTCAGCGATTGATTACCGCACTTGGCAAACGGCAGAACGAATTAAGAAGTCAGGCAGGAAAAAAAACCAAGCAAGAGTTCCCTGACTTGCAAAAACCCCCAAACATAAATGACGTTGTTGGCGATAACGCTTTTAGTCAGTTTGTTAATGAGGAAACCCAGCGTCGTTTGAACGCCAACCAACAGGAGATCAATGCTGCGATTGCTTCCGGCAACGAGGAGCGCCTTAAGAGCTTGCAACTGACTCGTCAATTAATTCCACTACAGACACAACTGGAAGGCTTCCAAGAAGCGCGCTCCCAGTATGAAAGCCAATATCAACAGGAGGTTGCTAAGGGCAAAGACGCGAACACTCAGCTACTGGAAGCGTTCAAGCAAAAGTTCAGCGAGCTTGATTCAAGCATTACGGTGCTGCAAGAGAAGATCAAGGGGGTCAGCCTTGGCGAAGCAGGTCGTGAGCTTGAAGACCTTGCTGATAAATCAAAACAGGCTGGTAAAGATTTAGCCGACTCTCTAACAGGGCGCGCTAAAGCAATTTCTGAAATTACAACAGGATTAGATTTGCAGATCGCTAGCGCGGGTGCGATCACCGACGAACAGAAACAGGCTGTTGCACTTACTGAGATTGAAAACCGTCTAAAAGCTCAGGGCATCACGCTGACGGCAGAAGAGAAGACCGAAATTGAAGGCAAGCTTCAGCAGCTTGATCAGGTCAAAGAGAAGACGGCGCAGATCATTGCTCAGCAGGAGCTGATGAAACAGTTAGGGCAAGAGATACGTTCAACTCTGGAGGCTGCACTGGTTGACACGATCACCTCTGCGATTGATGGCACCAAGGACCTCAACGCGATCCTGAGCGACACGCTGAAGAGCGTCGGCAAGTTGCTGATTCAGACTGGTGTTCGCAGCCTTACTGGAGGCATCCTCGGGTTCTCCGAAGGCGGTATTGCACAAGCAGGAAAACCTGCGCTGGTGGGAGAGAAGGGGGCTGAGCTGATGGTGCCGCTTACACCAACTGCTGTTCTGCCGTTTGACGACAATGCAAACGCACTTGCCAACCAGATCGGCAACACCACCGCTAATGCTTCTGTGGACGCCTTTGAAGCGGCTACTGCAACGATGGGCATGAGCACTGCAACGATGGCAAACAATGCTGCGCAGGCTCAGGCCGACAGCATGATGAGCAGTCAGACCAACATGAACATCGAGACGACTGTGATCAATAGCGTTGAGTACGCCACTGTCGACCAAGTTCAGAAAGCTGCAATCGGCGCTGCCAAAACTGCAAGGTCGCAAGTGTTCAGTGACCTCAAAAACAAACCTGCCGCACGCGGGAGGATCGGTCTGTGAGCTTGGCCTTGGGGACATACGTCAGCTTTCAGGAGCGCGACGGCACCTTTACTGGCAACGACTTCCAGAACTTTCACGCCGGCGAAACACGCACCTACAACGGACGTGACTACATCTACGGGGCGTTTGGCTTTAGCGGTGCTGCGGTTGATCTGAACGGTGCAAACATTCAGGCGCAGTTGGTGTTTGGTGTTAACCCGTTGATTCTGCAGATTGCGGGCACTGCAGCCAATGAGTTCTGGGTGGTTCGTGTCAATACGGTTTGGCTGAACCC